TCATGACTGCACTCGCAGTCTGCTGATGTCGCTGCCGAGCACGATGATGTCTTGACTCTCTGAATCAGTGAGAGCAGTGATGACCTGCTCAATAGCGAAGTCGGTTGCTTCACCTTCGTGCTCTTCGCACCAGTAGGACTCAACTGCGACGGTGAGTCGCACATCAAGTAGCACATAGTTCAGTGGTGTCGCTGGGCTGGCTGACTGTTTCTTCGTCATGTCAGACCTGCGCCGATTCTGATGCTTCGTTCATGTTGCTGAACAGTTCAAGCAGTGCGATCTCTTCGCAGCGCAGCGTGGTAAGGATTCCACGCAGGTCGTCAGTCACTTCGTCGTGACCGCCTTCGTCATAGCCGAACTCTCGGTCGATAGTGCGTAGTGCTCTGATGGCTGCGATCAGATGATTCCGCACCGTGGTGTAGTCACGGCTCATCTGCACCAACTCGTGACGCAGCGAATCGCTGCCATCATCTGTCTCTGCGATGAGTCGCAACACTTCCAATGCGTGTTCTTGTTCTTTGCTGATGGTCATTCGTGTATCCCCTTTGTGTGTGGTATTCGTATCAGCGGTTGCTGATGCGATCTGTATGGTGGTCATCGCTTGTCTGCCTTGCGGTCTGCGTCAGCATCTCTGATCTCGTAGTTGCGACCGTCGCTCTTGCGGAAGATGTCGGCACGCTCTGAGATCATCGTGCGCACTGCTGACTGCGTGACATCTGCTGCTGATGCGATCTCGGCGACTGTCATCACCTGATACACATTCTGTGCAGCCCACTGGCGCAGAGTCTCTCGTGCGTCAAGTCTGCCCTTGTACCAGCAGCCGTTCTGATTCACCCAGCCGTCGCTCGGTCGTGCCGATGCCAGAATGCTGCGCCGCACTTCGAGTGGCACGATGCGCTGCTTCGCTGTGCTGACCTTGACATACCAGACTGGCATGCCGTAGGTATCGACTGCGTGCTGCATCTCTGATGTCGCTGCCGCGATCTCTGCTGATGTCGTCATGTCACGCACCTGCCTTCGGTGTGTTGATGAGTGCGAGCAGTTGTTTGCGTGCATCGCTGTCGGTGTTGATGCGATGCGCTGCAATTGCCAATTCGTTCTTCGTCGCTGCACCGATTGCCCGACTCACGGTGATGGTGATTTGAGCATCTGAAAGTGCTGTCCAGACATCGCCGATGTTCCATGCTTTGCTGCAACCGTCTGGTGTCGGCTTCGTGAAGATCGACTTACCAGATGCTTCTATGGCTGCACTCTGACTGCTGAAGGTACCGATGGCTACGCCATCTTTGCGAAGTGTGTATTGCTTCTTCATGTTCATGCACCCACCGATGTGGTGACCGAGATGACTCGGAACGCTGATTGGTTTCCGCATAGATCATTCATCGCCCATGCGATTCGCTGCGCAGTCTTGCGGCTGCCGTAGTAGCGCACGATCGTTTGATTCTTGCGCCGTTGGATTGCGTATGCCTTCATGTCTGTTCCCTTCGTTATCTCGCCACCCCTTGTGGCGATAAGACCAGCATAGCACCCATCTGGGTAACTGTGTCAAGTATCCGAATTGCCTAGCAAATAGGCACTATTTGGATGCGTGCTAGTTCTGTGGCAGCCCCTGAGAGCACTCAGATCAGCCACCCCCAGCCAGCACCACATTCGACGCAGATGACGCAACACACGCAGCCGTAATCGCACTGGTGACAGATCACAGCCATGCCCACTGATGCCACGATGACAGACCGACGCTTTCGCTGTATGCGACGAGTGCGAGTGCTGCACGCAGGTTGATCTCAGGCTGCCACAGGTCGTCGCAGGTATTGAGCACACCGACCGATTGCAGATAGCCAGATGGATAGTAGCGAGATGGCAGACACCAGAACCTGTTGATCTGCGTCAGCGAAATGCTGCCACCGTTCGGATCGGATGCGTTCAGTTGCGTCGGATCGCAACGACTCTCCCGATACATAATCCGATCGAGTGTCGGCATCTGCTCGTCGGTGAAGCCAACGCTGAGTGCGAGTGACCACCACATCGGGCATCGTGCATCAGGGGGTGCAGGCACAGTGCTCGTAGTCGTGGTGCTGGGAAGGGTGCTGCTCGATGCCGCCGTGCTACCAGTCGTGGGCGGTATGTCGGTGATCTTGCGATCACCGTATGACTCGGCGACGGTGACACCGAGCAGCGAAAAGGTAAGACTCAGAACTATGGCGGCAAATCTGTTCATTGCGTGCCTGCTTTCATGGTGCGATAGACGGCGAGTGCTGCGCTTCGGGCAGCAGGCGAGTAGGTCTGCAACAAATCTAGCAGTTCGCTTTCCGAGCGTCGGGTGTGAAAGAACGCTGCTGCGCTGCTCTCAGCGGTGCGTATCTCATTGGGTACCTGCACAACTGGCTGCTGCGTCTTATCCGCTTTGATCTCATCGAGCCACCGTTCACCGTTCAGCCATGTCGCCAGATGTGCGCAGTAGTTCATGTCGGTCTTGCCGCTGGTGAACTGGGCTGCGTATCTCTCGACGGCAGCGATTAGCACATCAACGGTCGGTGCGTCACTGCGCTTCATGACCCGATCGAATGAGCGTCGAGCATTGCCCTTCGCTGTCTTGCGTGGGTACTGCTTCCAGAGCCGTTCAAAGTCCTGTTCAGTGTTTGATGGTTCATGACGGTTCAGTAAATAGGTATGTGACTGGTCAGAGTGTGACCTATCAGCCGTCAGAGTGTGACCTATCGATTCGCTTTGGTCTAACTGAGTGAGACCTTTCAGCAGTCGGTATCTGCCGACCTTCCCACGCCCCTGACCAGCAGGCTCGACGATCTCGATGAGTGAGTCTGCGATCATCTGCTTGATCGTTTGCGAGACCCACCCTTGCGAGCAGCGTGCCTTCTTAGCCAGAGTTCCGTGCGATGGGAAACACTCACCGTCATCGTTAGCGAAGTCGGCAAGAGCGAGATGCAGCAGCAGTCGCTCGCCGCTGTACGGCGAGTTTGCCCACACCCATGTCATCAGTCTGATACTCATCGTGACCCCCTTCGGTCGTTCAACATCTACAAGTGACCTGTCTCTCGCAGCAGGTGCATGATCTGGCTCATGTCCGATAGTCGCAGCACGCACAGACCATCGCTCTCACCGTCTGGCATCGCTACGAGTACGAACGCACGGTGATCACCGAGCGCACGCTGAGCCTGCGACTGCGCTTCGGCAGCCCTGAATCGAGTCGCTATCGGCTCGATCTGAGCACCAGCCTTCACTTCGACACGCAGCGCACCACCCCACAACTCTTCGTGGCGTGTGTTCGCACCTGCGATACCGAGCATCTTGCGTGCTCGTCGAGCCTTGCTATCACCCTTTGATCGGTTGCGTTTGCCACGAGCGACAGGATCGCCGCAGCCTTTGACTCTGCGCTTACCATCACGAGAGACACGACCTAGCAGCCCGAACTTCGGGCAGGCTGCACCGAGCGTGCAGCGGTCAGCGTTGCCTTGACATTCACCCTTGCGATCGTCTGCCACGCTTCGCCTTCCTTTCTTGCTTGACGATACCGACGAGACTGTTCATCGTGTCGAATCCTGCGATCGCCATGTCAGCATGACTCATCACCTGAATCGTGCCGAGCGCATCTTCGAGATGCAGTTCGAGACCATCACACGAGTGCAGTGATGCAATCATCAGACCGAGCAGCCATCTGTTCAGACGCTCAGCATCAACCATGTGCTCGGTGAGCATCGCACATACAGCACCGTAGGTGTCGTTCATCGGCTCACCGATGCTTAGTTCTTCCCAGTCGGGCAGATCATCATCGTCGATGTTCATACGAAGCAAACTCCACCATCACATTGTCCTGCCATCTCATCATCTGTAAATAAAGAATCTGACTGAGCAACTACTGCGTCACGAAGCGGCATCTTCTTTCTGGTCAGATGCACAGGCTGCATGTTTCGTTGCGCTCTGCGTTCATTCATGACATCTTCTAACTGTGCAGCCTTCTCAAACAGATCGGGTCTGTCACGACGCAACTCTGCCCATGTGAGCATCGAGTGGAACGGACAGAAGAAGCATGATGACTTTGGCGGCACTGGTAAGCCTGCATCGCTGATGATCTTTGCGCAGTCGATTCGTGAAAGTCCTAAATCAAGTAACGGATACCGCCTGACTTCGTAATCCGATGCACCTGTCTTGGCTCTTTCAATCTCATCAAGTGAGATACCAATCAATGTCTCAACAGGTAGATGTTCACAGTTCTGCTTTATCCACCGTTTCAGCACCAGAATCTTATGATCAACTGTGCAGGCTCGTGACATCGGCGCACCCTTCCAGCCGTACACAGGCAGCGGCTCTTGCAGACTGTCACCACTCTTCCCACCTGTGTGATCCATGACCCGACCGTAGAGAGTCTGCGACTTACCCTTTGTGACTCGTTGTAGTTCATGTATCGGGAGACCATGCTGCGCTGCATAAGGTGTCATCACTTCCCGAACGAATCGCAGCGTGTCAGGATGCTCAGAGTCATCACCTGTGTTGCAGAACAGTGCTGCATCTACTGTCTCAATCCGACCCGTAACTGCAAGAACGATAAGTGCAGTGCTCTGCACTCCACCACCGTATGAAATGAATCGTTGCATCATGCTTCCTTTGCCAGTTTGCGTCGGTGATACCTGCGTTCGCTCGGTGTCATGCCGCCGAACATGCCCCAGCGATCTTCGGTGACATCGACAGCAAGAGCCGTCGCTAGACACTGCTCACGGACAGGACAGTTTGCGCACAGCGCACGAGCAGCAGCCCATGTCTTGCTTGTGAACTTCCGTTCAGTCGGAAAGAAGATGTCGCCAGACTTACCGAGACATGCAGCCCGATCTCGCCACCATGTCATAGCAGCCTGCTCACGATGTCGATCGGCAGGAATCGTGCGCCAGCGAATGTCATCAGCCACTCGTACCGCATCTGAGTCTCGCCAGTGCGATCGTCAAAGTGACGGTCATTCAGTGGAAGCCGTCGCAGACTGGTGCCTGTCTCGTCACGCAGATCGAGCAGGAAGTCGGCATCAGCACAGACCACCATCACTAGCGGTACTGCGCTGCGGCGTTTCGCAGCAGCGTTCAGCGACTTCACCTTGCTCAGACTGAGCAGATAGTGATGCGTGATCAGATAGTCCATGTCGTAGTTGCGCACCTTGATCTCGACCAAGGCGGCAGTGCTGCCGTCACGATCCACCATGACCCGATCGTAAGGCTCGTACTGCTCAGCAGGAATGATCACCCCACGCCAGTGTCGTGCGAGTCGCTGCGCAGCCTGCGTTTCTTTCAGCAGGCTGGCAGCAGACTCATACTCTCGATAGCCCATCAGTTGCCTGAGTTCATCAACGACTCGATGACTCGTGACGCTTCCTTCGTCGTCAGCGAGTTCACTGACTCGACGGTGCGACCGATCACTGTGCTGGCGTGCTGACTGATCTCGGTGATGTTCTGCTCTCGGCAGAGTTTCTTGATCAGGTTCACCTGCTTCTGTGATGCGACGGCTGCCAGCCTGCGAGCACCGTCAGGCTGCTCAGCAGGGTGCGGCGGCTGCTCACTGATGTGCGACTCAGGGAACACTTCACGCACCGTCTGCTCGACGAGTCGCTGAGTGCTTTCGTCATGGCGACGGTTCTGCACTTCTTCACGGCTGGCGATCTGCGGCTCATCGACTGCGAGAGCAGCCATGATCGCCCTGCCCCAAGCCGATGTCTCGGCGTTCATCACTTCACTGTTCCGTGTGAATGCCGACGACCCGATGACAGGTTCTGCTGCGACAGCGATTGCAGGCATCGGATCATCTGGTGTGCGATAGCACGCAGCCGTATAGACGATGAACTCTCGGTTGCCGATCGTCATGATGCGGAACGGCTCGGCAGGGTTTGCTGGTCGCAGCACCGCATCAGGGTGCTTCTCTCTGAGTTGTCTGATGCGTGTCGGCACATCGACATAGTTGCTGAGATCGAATGACATTACTGATTCCCCTTTGTGTTTGAGAGCCGCATGACACGGCTCGGTGATCCCTGTGATGTGAACTCTGCGACAAGTTCAGGGTGCGCTTCTCGCAGTCTCGCAACATCTAGCGATGCACGACCAGCCTGCTCACGCCATGTGAGAACCTTCGTGCCGTTATGTGTTGCGATCTCTGAGTCAAGCATGAAGCGTGCGATGTGATCCTTCGCTGCTTGCTCGATCTGTTCTGCTTGCCGTTTCAAGTCTCGTGCGTCAGCAAGTTCTCTGATCCATGCGTACTGCTCATCAGTGATGACCTGCTCAACAGGCTTCGGTGGCTGATACATCGCAGCAATCTGCTCTGCACTCATCTCATCTTTCAGCAGCCACAGTTCGTCGTTCATGTTCATGTCCACTGCGTTGCAGAACTTCTCTGACTCGATGCGCAGACGATCCAGTGCTTCTTCGTTGCGTGGTATCTCATGTGTGCTGATGCTCATGTCTTTGTCGAGCACGATCAGCCACACTGGTGCGTCGAGTGTGAGCATCTGCGCCCAGCACTGCCAGAAGTAATCAGGTGGAACATCACCGATGTCGCTGATGCGATGTCGTCGTGTCGTCTTGACTTCACCGACGATTATCTGCGTGTCATCTGAGAGTGCGTCGAGTGAGACGATGAAGCGATCACGCTGATACATCTCTTCTGGTGTGCGCATCTGCACGCCGAGTCTGCGACCAAGTTCTGAGACCAGTGCAGGTTCGAGAATGTTGCCGACTTGCATCGCTGCGCTGCTCTCTGTGATGCGTGGTGTCGTGCGCTTGCTGTGAAACAGATCGGCACGACTGGTGAACGGTGACTGATTCAGCATCGCTGGTGCATCAGATGCGCCGAGTACGCAGCGACCGAGATGATCACGGTGTCGTCGTTGCAGCCATTCGAGTGAGCCGTGTGGCGGCTTCGTAATCGTGCGTAGTTGTGTGGTCATGTGTGGCTCTCTTTCGTGTGGTGGTGAGACACATGCTGACGCAGGGGTGTCACATAGTCAGACTGCCAGATACCCCTATTATTACTGGCTATCTGGATAACTGGACACAGTTAGCCAGATGTGCTAAGATGGACACATGACCACAGAGAAGGGAACACACATGAACACACGAAAGATCAGCCAGCAGACTTGCTACATCATCGAGAAGCGTGAACTGGAACTTGACTACGACTGCCAGCACCCAATGTGCGACACGCTGCACAAGAAGTGGATTAGCAACGGCATCTGCATGAAGCCGACCGCACCACACTTCGACTGGATCATCTGGAATGAGACCAAGAACGAAGTCGTCGAAGTGTTTGAGTACCAGCGAGATGCAAAGCAGCACCTGCTCTCAGTCATCAACTCACTGACAGACATTGAGTGGCAGCAGATTACTAAGGCAGGTGCATGACATGACGAGTCAGCAAATCATCATCAGCAGCGACACCTATGTGCGCCCATCATGGTCATCAAATGCCAAGTACGGTGCACGCATCACATGGTCAGATGGAACAGTCACCTGCTGCGCACACAGCCACAAGACATCAGCACTCGCAGAGCAATGTCTAGCGAAGTGGCTGCAAGAACTCGCAGACGATGCAGGTGCATGAGATGACGACACGCATCTGCGCTCACTGCGGTGAACAGTTCCAGAACATCACCGACCATCTCACCCATGTCGTGCAGCAACACGACACAGGAATAAAGCCACGCACACAGCGACTACGCCGAGCAGCACACTGCTGGTCATGCGCCACAGAGATTCCAGCCAGCGACACGCACTGCGCCTGCGGTTCACTTCACCCACGCTTGCGCTGAAACCTTCGGCGGTGCGCCGAGCAGACCACACGCCTACCCGACGCACCTACTCGTGTCTGCCGAAGGGGAAGCGACACACGAGCACAGTCAGAGTACCTGAACCGACTGCACCATTCCAGCAGGAACACAGAACACTCCATACAGATCATCATCTTCGGCGATGCTCTGAGCGACCGTCACATGATCACGCTTCGCATCAGGAATCAGATAGCCGATGGTGCGAATCACACACGGCGCATCATCTATCTCAGACGCATCACACCAGCCGACGCTCGCAGCGTGAGCATCATGCCAGACGACCAGCACCAGCGTTCCGAGTTTCTGCTTCACCACTTCTCTCGCTTCCGATCGACACAGAAGATCGGTGCCTGAATCGTGATCCCCTTATCAGGTGCGACCACAGCGAGAGCCTGCTGCGGCGGCTCATAAGAAAAGTTACTAACGAAGGCATACTCGTCATAGCCCTTCATGCTTCCGTTCACCACCATCGACGGCGATGGAAGATACTGGTGCCAGTGTCCGAGCCACAGCGTGTCGAACTGCTGACCAGTCGTGAGATACCGCTGCGCCTTCTTTGCTCGCATACGCATGATCGGTGGATAGATGCCGCCGATCGAGCCACCGCCCTTCGTCTGATCGCCGTGCGTCAGCAGATGCTTCGAGTCATAGATCGACACCAGCACATCAGACGACTCAGGTATGTCGAATGTCAGCCGCTTATCACCAGCGAAATGTCGTTCGATCATCTTCGCCAGCAGCCAGTCGAAGTTCGTGCGAGCACGCTGCTTCGCTCTCGGCTTGCGAGTCGTGCGCCCATGATTACCTGCGACCGCTGCGACATGCACACGCTTGAACTCAGTCGCCAACACATCGACCGCAGCAGCGATCTCTTGCGCCCAGTAGAGCAGCGAGCCGAGCATCGTATCTTCGTTGGTCTCTTTCAGTTCCTCATGAATGTCACCAGAGAAGATGTCACCACCGAGCAGCAGAACACAGCCGTCATACTTCATGCCAGCGAGATAGTGGCGGCTCACCTTGATCGTGTTCTCGATCGTCTTACGCAGACGCAACTGAGCGATCACACGGTTGTAGGCGTTCAGCCCTTCGACTTCTTCTGGTAGCACCACCTCATCAAGATGCAGATCAGACAGCATCAGCACCAGCGTCGCAGCAGACTGCTTCGCAGGCTTCTTCGGTGTCAGCCACTCAACAGGGTGCAGTTCGGTGCGCTCTACCTTCTCAACGAGATCAAGAGTGCGACGCAGTTCTTCGATCTGTGTCGTCAGCCGCAGATTCTCGGCGGTCGCAGCGTCACGCTCACGACGCATACGAGCCTGCTCGATGCGATGTTTCTCACCGCCTGCTTCTTCGATGTCCTCAGAAAGACCCATAGCGACCCGATCGGTAGAGACTGATCACTGACTCAGACACACTGATGTTCCGTTTCGCTAACGCTCTCTGGATACTGCGTGCAGGCACATTCGTATCGTTCAGTGCAGCAATGAACGCTTCACGATCCTCATCATCGAGTTGCGCTGCAATCTGCCACAGACGACGACGCTTCACGCCACCAGTCTGAATCGGCTCACTGTTGATCTGATCGGCTAACCCTGCCATTTGCGCCCCCTTCGGCGTGCCACTCGATGTGCCTATCTACTTTCTTGCCAACTGTGTCGATCGCTGTGTGTACCTGTCGCAGACTGTCTGCGACGATTCCGTGATCACGCCTGTTCTCTCTGCGAGCAGACTGAATCAAAGCGACGACCACTGCGAACGCACCAGTGATGAGCGCAACGATGATCGGTGTGCCCATAAGACATCAGGCTAGTTGTCGAGTGGTACGAGTTCGGCGAATGCTTTGCGCACCGCAGCAGGATCATCAGCCATCGCTGGCGTTAGTTCCACATGCAGCCAGTCACCTAAGGGTGCACCTGTGATCGTCTTGACTTCGTATCGCACCCAGTCACGGCGATCGCATCGCCAGCCCCTGCCATGCGGCTCAGGGAAGTAATCCAGAATGCACTCAACACCGAGCAGGTCAGCGTTCTTCACCAGCAGACGACACCACTCGACAGCGATCTTGCGACCGTCAGGCACGCCACGCTTCTGCGATCCCTTGCCTGTGCTCGGCATGTGCCTGTACGACAGATCGACCGCACGACCAGTCGCATGAACCGACAGCGACTCTTTGCCACGCATGTTGCGCACCACCCAGTCACCGTTATTCCAAAGCGCACCACCAGTGCGCTGCTCGATCTCAGCGATGAACGCTGTCATACCAGCCCTGCGACCCTTCGCAGCACCATCACTGCTGCCTGTGTACTTGCGTGCTTTCATCGTGCGTTGCGTTTCTTCGCAGCCTTCACAGCAGCACCACCGAACGCACTGTCGATCTCAGCCTTCGTCAGTTTCCCATCGACACTTGCTTTCGCCAGAGACTCGACGACTTTCGCCACCGCCGTGAACCCTGCCAGCGCAGCAGACTTCCAGACAGGAATACCGCCGATGAGCGCAGACCCTGTGATGATCGCCAGTGCGCTCGACAGAAACAGTGCGATGATGCGCTGCCCGATCTCTTGTGCTGTTCTCATAACTCGTCACCTTTCGTCATCAGCCAGTGTACGACAACCGTTACCAGCGTCACCACAGTCGCCCACATCAGAGTCGAGCCAGTCAGAGTCAGCAGCAGGAACGCAGCACCAGCCCACGCCCACACATTGTCACGAAGATACTCACGCCAGTTCATGTCACCGATTCTTCCTCAAAGTCGTGCCAAGAATCAGCGTATTGACCACGATTACATTCACCGATTTGCGCTGCTCGTCAGTGATGCGTGAGCCATCAGCAGTCCAGTATCGCTTACACAGCCATACAGAGTCGTGAGACCATTCGACTTCGATCTCTCGACATTCGAGCGAATACGATTCTGCTGCTGCTCGATTAGCGAAACCGAAGCAGATCGCTGGCAGCAGGATTAGCCAGCGAAACTTACTCGCTTTCTTCGATCGTCGGTGTGACGAACTCATCTAAGTCAGCATCATAAATGTCACCAATACCTGCGTACTTGCCACGCTGAGAGTTGTCGTGGAAGGTTTCTATCCAAAGTGAAGCGTCACCGTAGCGATCAGGATTCGCAACGATGAAGTCATAACTGACAACATGAACATCGGTGACGATGCCGTTCTCAACTTTGGCAAAGTAGGTGGGTGTGTTGCTCATACCTTGAACCTTACGAAGATTGCACCAGCAGCACCAGCACCACCTGTCAGGCTGCTGCCGTGGGAACCACCACCACCAGCACCGTAGTTCACGCCATTGTTTGCATTACCGCTTGTCTTGCCAGCCACGCCACCGTTACCTGCTGCGCCACCTGTTACTGACCCGCCGCCACCGCCGCCTGCACCTGCATAGTAGGTTGCACCGCCGATAAATCCTGAAATGTCAAGACCATTACCGCCAGCACCGCCAGCGGTTGCACTTACTTTGTTGCCACCTGCACCAGCAGCACCGCCGCCGCCACCAGCAGCGTTCAATCCTGAGTCAGCATCACCGCCATTGTTCACATTGACCGTTCCCAATGTATCGATTCCTATTTGACCATTTGACCCACCGCCACCAGAACCGTAAGGACGAGAAGTGCTATCAAACTCAGTAGCCGAACTCTCTCTACCACCACCGCACGCTGTCAGCAATGTGCCGAAGTTTGTTGGGAGACCGTTTGCTGACTGCGCACCACCAGCACCAACATCAACAGAAACACTGCCAGCCGAAAGATACATCGTCACTATTGAAGTCCAACCAATAACTTGACCACCACCACCGCCACCCCAAGACCTTGACACACCAGTGTTGAGATTTCCGCCACCGCCGCCACCAATCAACAGAACATCGAAAAGTCCACTCTTAGTAACCGTCAGAGTTGAGTCACTGGTAAAAGTCAGCAGCGTGTACGACTCACCACCAACCGTAATCGTTGATGAACTACCACCTGTTGCAACACCGTATGTCATCAACGGCAAAGTGCTAGTTGTCTGCGATGAGACATAGCCCATGTATGAACGAGTCACTCTGCTACCTCACTTGACGACGAAACAAACTGCGATCCATTCCAAATGTCACCGATACCAGCGAACTTCCCACGATCAGCACCTTCGATCGGATTCGCATTGTACGAAGTCTGCACCCACTCACCAGCAAGACCGATAGATGCGATGAACTGTTTGCCTGCGGCTTCTGTCGGCGCATCATCATTACCGACGACGATCACCTCACGCACCACACCGTTCTCGATCTTTGCGAAGTGTGCCATTACGCCACCACCAAAGTTCCTGTGGAATCCCACGCATACCAAGTGTAAGAACCGTCAGTTCCGTTCGTCGTCGTGCCTGTCGTTGAGAAAGTAAGACCTGCGCCTGCTGCTTCTGCGGTGAGCCACCGAACGACAACACGACCCGAACCACCATTACCGCCGAAGTTCGCTGCACCGCCGCCGCCACCACCACCGCCACGATTCGCTGTCGCATTACTTCCAGCGACATTGCTTCCACCGTTTCCTGCATTTGTTCCAGCAGTGCCACCAGTAGCACCGCCACCACCACCGCCACCAGAATAAGAGATCGAAGAACCTGTGTAGTTGTTAGTTGATGCCGTTCCACCAGCACCACCTGTTGTGCCTGATGCATCAGCACCAACAGAACCAGCACCACCACCGCCGCCGCCAGCGTTGCCTGTTGATAATCCACCATTATTACCCTCACCTGACACACCTGTTGCAACAGCGGCAACAGAGTCAGAGCCACGACCACCAGCAGAGCCACCGACATTTCCATTACCATCACGGCTTCCACCACCACCGCCACCGTTGGCAGAACCGATGAATGATGATGCGGTTCCGTTCTTTGGAACATCTGTTCCAACTGTGATAGTTGAACCACCAGCACCAACCTTGACTGTGTAGGTCGTCTTGCCGATTATGCCTGAGCCTGTGACGAAACCACCTGCACCACCACCACCGCCGCCGTCAGATGCCGCACCGCCGTATCCACCAGCACCACCGCCACCGACAAGCAAATACTCAACACTCAGGAAAGCCATCGTCGGCACAACCTGCGACGACTGCGATGACACATAACCGAGTTGGCGGCGAGCCGTAGCCATAGATCGAAACCTACGCCGAAATACGATTCACGAAACCGTGAACGACGATCACATTCGTAGTCGCAGCGAACGCACGAACTACTAGCGGTGTCGCATTACCTTTCAACACCAAGCCGGGAACTACCGTTACGAGACCTGCTTCGGGTAGTACTGTCAGTTCGATGTTGCCGTTCGGCGCAGTCGTCGTACCCCACTCGATCGTCAGTTTCACGCTCGACGCAGATGTGTTCACGGCATACAGCCAAATCTCATCGAAGGTCGTGGTCGTTGCTGACGCAGTGTGAATCGTTGTACCGCTTGATGCGGTCGCAGCGACGAGCACACCCTGTCCGTCAGTCGATCCGCTGAGCACGATCTTGTCGTATGTTGCCATCTCTGTTCCTTCCTAACTGAACACTTGCACTTGTAGAACATCAGCACCGCCACTGATCGCCACCCATGCTGAGCCGTTGTAAACTTCCATGCTCAGCGTGTCGAGCAGATACGACACTTCGCCTGTTTCCAGTGTAGGTTCGCCAGCACCACCGTATGCGGCAGTGCGTGCTGCTGCGTTCGCAAAGACTTTCACGCCACGCATCAGATACTGATTCACATCGGCAGCAGTGACGACATCGCCACTCGCCCAGAGTTTCGTGCCTGTAATCGCCATAAGTAGCCGACAGCCTAACAGGTCAGACGACAGCGTTATCAGCGTCTAGGACACCGAACTTGACATCGTTCAGGGTGAAGGGGAACACGAGATCGGCGTTGTAGAGACCGAGCGTGACCGTATGCCTGTCAGGGGTGATCTGATGTGTGATGCTGTCGATCGCATAGTCATCTGAGACCTGAGCAGGGCTACCAGTCGAGAAGGTTCTGGTGATCGTAATCACATTGCCCATGTCGAGACCGAGCACCAGCGTGCGGTTCGGCGCACTCATCGACGACACCGACAGCACCAGATCATCAAACCGATACTCAGGCTGCTTATAGATGCTGAGCAGTTTCTGTGCCAGCGTCAGAGCACTGGCATCGTTGGCAAGCAGCAGATCAGTGATGGCGAGCGTGCTGATCCCGAACTCGGTCTGGCTGGCAGTGTCATCGACAGCCTGCACTGTGCCAGTCTCGGTCTGTGTCTGCACACGGTTGTAGAGAAACTCGTTGCCGTAGATCGTTGAGAGACCTTGATAGTCGATGCCTGAGCCGTCATCAGCGAAGGTAGTGACAGGTGTTGCGAACACGCTGGTCACTCGATCGGTGAACCTGAGTATGCCGTCAGCCTGCACGAAGAACAGACCCTGCTCAGACTGTGCGACTCGTTGCAGATAGTTCGCAGCGTTCGTGTTCTCAGGTATTTGGAATGCGCCGAGTGTCGCCACACCAGTGTCGATGCTGCGAGTCGTAGCAGGGAAGTTCACTTCTGGCAGATCGAGTATGGCTGCGACTCGTGAGCCTGACAGTTCGACAGATGGGGTGATGTCTGCTGCGGTGAATGCGTTAGCAAGCAGCGTGAAGTCATCTGATGCGGTGATCGTGACCGTGCTCAGGTCATAGTCATACGCCACATCTATGTCAGTAATCCGACCGACAAACAGTGATGTGCTGCCACCTGAGATGATCTGCACTCTGCGTCGTGGTGTCACACCACTCTTGCCTGTCGTCGTATCCCAGTATGGTGATGCGTCGTTGATCGGGTCGAAGCGTCGATCGTTATTGTTGAGCACGATCGTGCATGTGCCTGCACGAAATGACTCGAACTCGTCGCTGCGACCACGGTTGATGCTGAGTGATTTGACATACGGTGAGATGTCGATACCTTCGAGCGTGCCATCAAGCACATCTTCACCGTTGAGTTGGCTGCTGTTCAGCGTGAACTCACGCACGATGAAGCCGAGCGCAGCCAGCACCGTGATCTGTTCACCGAATACCAGTGTGGTCGCCATCAGTGCAGCCTTACAGAGCCAGAGCGATAGAGCCGTTCGAGCGTTCCCATGCACGCAGAGCGTCGATGATCTCGTTGCCTACTTCGACAGGGCTTGTAAACATACCTGCTTGCACATTCAGATTCACCACTGTGCCACCACCAGCAGCACCACCAGTCGTGTTCCCTGAAACTGTGCTGATGTTCTCGACGATGCTGCCAGCAGCATCGACTGCCACACCGAGCGCACCCTGCGCACGAGCCACCACACCAGCCTTCGTCTTACCCTGCACAGCGAGCAGTACTTTCGTGGCTTCTGCGAGATCGTACATCGCATCACGCTCACGAATCATCGCATCAGCCAACGAATCAGACGCATCACTCTGCGCAGTCTTGGCATCTTCAAGTTCTTTCAACGCACTCTTATACAGCGTCGATCCGACAGTCGCACCGTAGGTGATCTCGTTCAGATGTTCCTGAGCAGATGATTGCTCTTCGGTCGCACGAGTCTGCGCATCGAGCGCATCAGTCACCGCATACTTTGCTCGTTCCAGATTCCGTTCGGCTTCGGCTATCTCATCAGCAGTAGGTGCGACATTACGCTCAGCGTTCAGACGACGCTCAGCATCAGTGACACTCTGCACCGCATCAGACACAGACAGTTTCGCTTCGGCTAGGTCGATCTCTGCACGACGAATCGCTATCGCAGACGATGACGGATCAGCACGCAGATCAGCCAAAGCCTTCTCAGCGTCAGTCACACGGAAGTTCGCTTCTTCCACCCCATACTTGCTGCGTTCCAGTGACCGCTCAGCACCGCCAACCTTCTCGGCATCAGCAGCCCTGTTGCGCAGATCAGCAAGAGCCTTCTCAGCATCAGCGACATTCCTTACAGCGTCAGCGACCTGCAAGCCTGAGTCACGCACGCCACGCTGAGCATCAGCAAATCGGCGTGCAGCGTCGATGCTCTGCTGTGCGCTCGCAGGGAATCCACGCACCACCATGTCGAAATGTGACTGAGCATCAGTGACAGCCTCTGTCTTGGCTTTCAGGGTGTCTCGTGCTTTGCTGAGTGCCTTAGTCGAATCATCTGATGCTCGTGTCGCATCACGAGCCTTCACAAGCACATCTGTATAGGACTTCATCTGATCGGCTACCTGCTTCACTTTGCCGCCAGCACCACCAGCACCTGCCTGCAAACCTTGCAGCACTTTCAGGAAGTCATCAGTGTTGCTCGTCGCCGTCTTAGTCGATGCACCGTACTGTCGTGACAGACGATCGGTAGTAGCAAGTGCTTCATTCATCTTCGTCTGCCTGCTCACTGAGTCACGGAATCCTGCGAAGGCGGCAGTCACCGATTCTGCACTGACACTCAGTTTGTCAAGACCTAGATACGCAGTCTCGAACTGCTTGAACACCTGTTCCGCTTTGCTGAATGAAAGAGTGGTCAACAGCGTCAGACCTGCGGCGAGATTACCGATCACCACCAGCATCGGCTTGCCGACAGTCACAATCACATTGCCGAGACCGACGAACGCTTTCGCTACACCTTCGGCAGCATCAACGATCTTCAACCCGAAGTCACCAGCCGTCGCAGCAGCAGCGACAAGAGCATCACGCAACCCACCGCCAGCAGCCAACTTGTCACTGAACGCCTGAATCACAGGCACGACATTCGCCTGAATGAAAGCAACTAGACGCTCAGCCACAGGCAGCAACGCATAGCCGATCCCTTCTACGGCTTCACCGAGAGACACTTGCAAGATGCGCAGACGACCAGAGAAAGTATCGGCAGCATCAGCAGCCGCACCACCGAACTGCTCATTGAGTGTCGTCACAACCTCAGTGAGATTCTTTGACTTCACCACACTCTGATTCAGTGGAACACCAAGTTTCGTGAGAGCACCGACATTGCCATTGAACGCTTTGCCCAACGCCAGCGATACGCTCTCCAAGTCTTTCCCTGTTGCCGCACTAATGTCGAGCGCAAGATTCAACTGCTGCTGAGCGAACGAGACATCACCAGTCGAACGCACCAGATTCGCCATCGCAGGTCGAAGCGCATCATCGGTAACGCCAGTCAGCATCATCTGCTTTGAGATGTGCTGTTCCACCGCAGCGATCTGTTCAGCAGTCGCATCGGTAGTACGGCGCAACTGATCAGCCAGTTTCTTCTGCGATTCCTGATCTTGTGCAGCAGCCTGAACCGCACCATACGCAGCAGCACCGACAGCACCGAAGGCAGCAGCACCAGCGAGAGCCACCGTCTTGAACGATGGCAGCATGTCGGTCAGTTTCTTGCCGAGACCACCAGCAGCATCACCTGTGCTCTTGATCGCTGCAAGCGCACCTGTCGCCTTGCCAAGAATCGTCAGTGTTAGTTTGCGTTCAGCCATGACTGCCTATCCTACGCAGCCGCACTGCTGCCAGTATCAGGAAAGGCACGACCGATCATCTTGTCGATGAACTGCTGATAGGACTCACTGATCTGTGCTTGCGTCATTGTCACGGCTCGATACAAGAACTGATCCTTGCCTTTCACATAAGGTGTCGGCGTACCACCCTTTGCACGGAACTGATTCCAGCCTCTAATGACACGCAAACCGCCTGATGCTGTGCGAGCCAGTTTCACCTGAGTACCGCCTTCGAAGCGTGAGATCGTGCGACCAGATCGTGACACAAACTGACGCTCAACATTGGTGGCAACTTTCAGAATGCTCTCACCTTGCCGCACGATCGTGGCTCGACTACGGCGACCACGCTGATTCGGTGCCTTGATTAGACGACGCAAATCGGTGTACGAACCGAAGTTTGCACCACCTGCATAGGGTGCCTGACGACCACCCATGCGTACCTGCACCTGTCTGACACTGCTTGATGTCTCCAATGTCGCAGCAGCACGACGCTCTTGCTTCGTATTAGCCAAAGCATTTGCAGTGCGAATCACGATCTTGGCGACACGCTCATTCGCTTCTCTGATCAGAACATCAGCAGCCTTCTTATCAGATGCCTTCCGAATGTCCTTGATGAACTCAGTCAGACCGATGACCTGCACCGCACCGAAGTTGTCTTTCTGTCCAATGATCTCAGGCACGACTCACCGCCTGCGCCTGTTGCGCTCGTTGCGCTTCTTGATGTAAGCGATCATGGTGAGCAACATTGGCTCGCCAGCATCGAGAAGGTCTAACGGTGCGATACCTGTTTCGACAGCAAGTGCTGCGATCAGCCAGTGGGCTGAGTCGTCGCCAAAGGGCTATCACCTGCTGTGGCTTCGCCGAGTTCCACAGTCTGCACAGTTTCAAGCCAGTCAGGATCAAACTTCTTCGTGGTGCGCTTCGCACGAGTCTCAGCAGACCACGCCAGCCATGCCAGATCGGTGAGCCGAAAGTCAGTCTCGAAGCGTGACACGCTGCGATTCCATGTGCGCTCGAACTGAACGAAGTCTGCGAACGCTGCTGTGACATCACGCTTCTCGCCATCGTTGTAGATAATCGTTAGCGGTAGTTTCATTTCCTGCCCCTTTCAGAGAGTGTGAACTAATCAGGTCGTGGCGACCTTCGCCAGCGATCCACCTTGGAACGAGAGCGAAGTTACTGCAAGTTCACCAACGGTCGCCGACACAGGTGTGTGCGCAGCAAGGTAGGTGTTGCTCAGCGTGTATTCAGGATTCGTTGTACTGCGAGCAATGTTGATCGGTCGAATGATCACGGTGGTCTGCGTTCCGACAAGTGGAAACACCGTCGCTTCCGTTTCAGTCGCTGCGTAGTCCTGCATGAACTCGATGTCGCAGGTGATGTTCTGCAAGCCACCGATAAAGGTACGACCTGTTGAGCCGAAGGTGGTGTTCTCAACCGCTTCGATCTCGTAGTTGAGCGTCACGCTGTTGGCACGATCCGAGAGATCGACACCATTCACTGAGATGCTTGCGTTGGTGAGAACGATGCTTGCCATGATTAGTCCTGCTCTTTCTTATCTGACTTCTTGCTGCTGATGCTAACAGGTTCGAGATGTCCTGCGCTCACGAGTGCATCAACATTCAGACCAGCGAGATCGTCTGCGGTGACGGTTTCGCCTTGCTTGCCGAGAGATGTCTTGCTGCTGATGATCTTGTAGGTGCTCATGTTTGCCTGTCTATGTGTGAACGAGTACCGAGAAGGATACTTGCAAGAACTCTGCTTCGGCAACAGACAGCGACCCGATACTCATGCCGCTGTCAAGCACAAGTGTCTGTGCTGTACCGCCGAGAGTGGTGTCACCTTCGATCGCAGCACGCAGAGAAGTTGCGCCACTGTATGACAGATAGCCGTCAAGATTTGCGTGTGCTACACGGTCGAGATACCTGCCGACGATCACGAACATCATGAACCGCATACGCACATCGCCACCACCGAACGCACGGTGATACTCGACAGATTCCAGCACAGGGAACGCCACTGGTGGGTTCAGTTGCTCAGGCTGATACGAGAAAGTGCGCAGCCCTGAGATAGTCGCCAGACGAACTCTGAGACCTTCTGCGACCTGCGAGACAGTGGCTGGCATCAGGCAACACCGAGAATCTTGTACGGCTGCAACAGATCACGCACATCAGGATCGACTGCACGAACTGAGATCGCCATGTCTGCGAACGCCATCACGCCGAGCGCAGCGTTGTATCGTGCGAACTGTCTGATGCTGAGCAGAAGGCAGGCTTCACGCACATCATGCGGAACAGCATTCCAGCCCCACAGTGCAGTCACTTGCACACCGAGTTCAGATGGAATGTAGAAGATCGGGAATGTGTAGCCGCCGACCATCGTGAGTGTGCGTATCGGTCTGCCGAGAATGGCGTAGTCGGTTGGCTCGACGATGTAATCAGTGTTGAGTGTCAGTGTCTGCTCGAAGGTTCCGTCGCCATCACTATCTAGTTTGACGATCAGACCTGTCGGCGATGAGATGTCATTGACGAGCAGACGATACGGATCATGTGCGAACAGTGGTACAGCGATCGCAGAAGTCTTGTAGAAGAACCTGCCGCAGTAGCCGTCGATGCGTCGTGACGCTGCTTCGATCGACTTCTCGATCAGCGTGTCGTCGATGCTGTCAGACAGCCGCAGTGCCGACTTGACTTCGTTGAGCGTGCAGTATCCGTTAGTGATAGCCATCGCTCAGCCTTTCGTGCGTCGTGTCGGCTTCTTTCGTGTCGCAGTTTCAGGCTGCGGTTCGATCGTCGCTGTCTCGGTGACAGCGTAGTTCAGTGCTGCGAGTGCAGCATCGACAGCCGCAACACGGTCTGTAAGTCGTCGTGCTACATAGCCACGACGCTCTTCAAGCAGTGCTGCGATCTGGCGTGCGTTACTCATACATGTGAACTGTGTGCTGGCAGCAGAGCACTTAGCGTGGTGCTGCCAGCGTCACGAGTTAGAAGGTTGGTGTGACCAATCCAGTTCCGCCGACGAGTGCGAATGCATTCGGGTAGCGGTTTGCGGTGAACGCCGAGTAGCCGTACACGATCATCGTGACATCAAGTTCAGCCGACTTCGGTTGCTCAAAGCGCAGCATCATCGGATCGCCGTTGCCCTGCTCAAACAGGTGGGCTTCCTGCGTATTGCCGACGATGATGACATCTTCGTTCGCACCTGCACCGTTCGTGGTGATGACATTCGCATCAGTGATGATCGGCAGACCCAGCATGGTGTATCCGCTGTTGCCGTACACAGGTGCGCCGTTGCCCGAAGCGAACGCAGGCTGACCATTGAAGTTCGGCACTGGTACTGCGAGTGGGCGGTTCTGACCATCGACGGCAGCCAAGATGAAGGCGAGTCGTCGTGGGTGCATCAAGATGAAGTTCGGACCAGCGAAGAAGTTGGTCTGAATGCGCTGCACGCAGTCCACAATCTTCGGGTACAACTCTGCAACGGTTGGCGATGCATCGGTGTAGGTCACGACTTGCGTGATCGTGTTCGTCAGCGAAGTTGCCGAAGTGGTCACGAACAGTGAATCAAGGTTCGTGTGGTATGCCGACACGAGATCAGCCATCACGAGTGAATCAATGTTGGTGCCACGCTCGATCGCTTGACGGCTGACATTCTGCTGACCAGCAACAGTGACGATCGAGACATCGAGTTTCGTGTCGTCCATGTTGGTCTCTTGAACGGCTGCGCCTTCGCTCTGCACTGCGGTTGCTGAGCCTGTCGTCACTTTGCTGATGCTGATGACGAGACCCTCTGCTGGCAGTGCGTGCTTGCGTGCCGCATCAAGGAATGGGCGACCTGCACGAGCAAACGGTGCTGCGAGTTCCGTCAGGAACTGTGGCACGACGAGACCAGCGAAGTTTGCGCTGGTGACATCACGACGCTCGATCTTCTCTTCGTTCTGATGGCGTGCGATGCGCTGCTGCGCTTCGTAGTCACCCATGATCTGCGCACGGAATGCGTCAGCGACGAATGAGTGCTGCGACTTCGGTGAGTAGGTGCGTGGCTCGCTCTTCACGGTCGTGACGGCTGCTTCGATGCCTGATGCCTTGCGGCTCTCGGCTGCGGCTGCTGCACGCTCTTCGAGTTCCTTGTGACGACGAATCTGCTCGTCGAGTTCCTTGACGGTTTCGAGTGCTCGTGCCACTTCATCATCTTCTTCGGTGGTGAGTTCACGCACCATCTCTTGTGCGGTGCGCACGATGGTCTCTGCCCTGTCGAGCATGGCTGCACGCTTCTCTGCGAGTGTTGCTGAGTATGTCATGTCTGTCTCCTGTTGAGTGAGTGTGATGTGCTCAGTGAGACTTCGACAGTGATCGCTCGGCTGTGTCTCGGCTGACTATTGCTTGTAGCGAGCCAGAGCCAGTTGTGCTTTGCGCACGCTGACGCTGGTACTCGTGGCAGTCAGTGTAGGTTGCGATTCTTCTGTCTGCAACAGTCTGCTGCGAATCTCTGCGACGGTCTCTTCGTAGGCAGGGAAGGTGACGACGCTGACATCGTACAGTTGCACTTCACGCAGTTCACGCACCATGCGATCATCACTGAACTGGTCTTTGATAGTGCGGAATGCGAACGACATTTGCGAGAGATCGCCACGCTTCATCGCTGAGATCACTCGTGCAGCGTCAGGGTTCATCGGGTCTAGGTCGGCTTCAACTGCCAGACCACGCTCATCTTCTTTGAGTCGCATCGTGCCTGACTTCGTGCGTGCCAGCGGCACACCTTCATGGTCGATCAGTAGACGCACATCTGCGCCATCGTTCAGCGTCTTGCTGAATGCGCCACGCTTTACATACTCGATGAACGGCATCGGCTCGCTCGGTGAATCGAATAGTGCTGCGTATCCGTAGAGCGTTGTGCCGTTATCTGCTTGACGCAGATCGAGTGTGGTGTATGCGATGCGCTTCTCATCTGCACCAGTGACACACCAGCGTTCTTCGATCAGGTCAGTCATAGTGCTCGCCATCATAACTGATGAACGCTCAGCAGTGCGACTATCTGACTTGCGTGGGTGATCTTCGGGCAGCAGATCGTTGTCGGTGACATAGTTCGGGTTCTCAGGTTTGCCGTTGCGCAGCAGATACAGGAACGAGTTCACTCGTGCCATAGCCCACTGACCACGAGTCATGTTCGGTCGATGCGAAGTAGAGAACGCACCAGCACCACGCCGATACACGGCTCGCAGTGTGCTCACTCTGGTACGAGTCCACGCTGGTCGATCATCTGCTGCCATCTCTGCGTTGTGCTCATCAGCCTTCGTCTGCAACGCCTTCTCGGTTGCTTCGCTGACTTCGATACCACCTGCGGTGTCTGCTGCTGAGCCAGCAGGATTCTCATCACTGCCGAACACCTGATCTTTCGGTGGTGCAGGCGCACGCTCTTCATCAGCATCAAGTTGTGCGACGATGCGCTCAGCGTATTCCTGTGCTCTGCGTGCAGATGTCTTAGATGAACCGCCACCCCAGAGCAGCATCGCTACCAGACCAGCAGTGATTTCATCACCCTGCACCGCATCAAGATCACCGATGTGTCTCGCTATCCATGCAGGTATCTTGCGCCACTTCGCTTCGCTGAGTGCTTCACCGTTCGCCATGCGTCGAGCATCAGCAACAGTCGCAGGCATCAGACCATCACCCGACAGACCCTGCTCATGCAGTCGCAGACCACGCTCAGCAGATACAGCCATGAAGTCGGGTGCGACCAGTGATGGTGCTCGCTCTTCTATCCCTTCCATGAAGTCGTCGTCGCTGCGATCGACTTGACCTAGTGGCTCGATCTCTTCGCTCAGTGATACGACGACCATCTGATCGACTGCATCTTGCTTCGTGACATGGCAACCGATGGTGGTGTATGTGCCGTCTGCTTCCTGTTTGACTGTCGCCCAGTTAGCGCAGTCAGGCTGACTCTCAGAGATGCCGAACGGCATGATCAGTCGCCGTCAGGCAGCAGCACTCGCACATCATCAGTCTTGCCTGTGTCGCAGATGGCGTACAGCGTTTCTTTGAGTGGCACATCTATCTCGATGGGTGCGCTGTGCTTGGCAAGTATGAGACCTGTGGCGAATGTGACGGTGACACTACCGATTGCGATGGATTCGTTGCCGACGATGTTGATGTACGCCTTGCGATTCTTGTCGTCTGCTGCGATGAGCACGCTGCGCTCGTCGGTCACTGTGACTTTGTATGCTCTCATCATTCTTACCTTTCAGGTGGTAGTGCGTCTGTTCCCAGTGTAGGCAGATCGCCGCCTTCGATGCCTGCGAGTGGTGAGCCTGCGATGCCCATGACGAACTGATCGCCACCTTCATACGGTTCACGGTTCTCGATCTCTCGTGCTTCGTTCGGTGTCAGTGTGCCAGACATGATCTGAATCTGTTCAGCCTTCACACGAGTGGTCAGGTCTGCACGCTCAAACTCTGATGAGTTGAATCGCACACGCTGCGTAAGTGGCAGCATCTCACTGATCGCATCTTCGATACGACGCATGAACGGCAGCAGTGTGTAGCGCACAAAGTTGATTCCTGCCTGCTCGACATTCTGGTAGGTCTGCGAGTCGCCACCTGATGCGTTGATCATGTTCAGTGGTATGCGGTATGCACGAGCGATGTCACGCACGATCGCTTCACGATGTTCGAGCATCTGCATGTCTGCTGCGCTGGTAGTGATCGACTTCCATCTCAGACCACCTGTGAGCACGGCTGGCTTGCGACGACGAGTATGAGCATCTGACCATGTGTCACGCAGAATGCGTGCCTGCTCTTCCGTGATCGTCGCATCAGTTTCGAGCACGCTGCTAGGTGTTGCGCCTTCACCGTAGAACTGTGCAAGGAATCTATCCATAGCGATGCTCGTGCCGATCGTGTTGCGTAGTGCTTCAAGTGGTGATACGGCTCGCAGTTCGTTCGGCATGATTAGCCAGTGAATCGCTTTGATGTCATCTGACGAATGCTGCTTGTCACCGATCTGGTAGTAGGCACTGCCGTCATCTGTGATGATGCGGTTCTTGATCAGGTTCGGGTGTATCACTCGCATCTCTGATGGCAGTTCACCTGCTCGTCGTGGTGCGTAGATGTAGGCGCAGCCGTGCAGTGCGAGTGAGAGCATCACCTGATGTACGAACTCGAACATGGTCTGCATCTGATTCGGTCTGATCAGCACGCTCGGTGTCGCTAGTCGTTCGAGTCTGCCGCCACGCACACGACTCAGTTCGAGTGGCATCGCAGCCACAGAGTCTGCGAGCAGGCTGACTGCTGACATCACCGCAGTCGATGCGAATGCTGTGGTCTCGGTGACGATCTCGCCTGAGTAGTTAGGAAAGTATGGTCGTGCGGTGATCTGATAGGGGTCGATGCTGGTCGGTAGCGCACGCTGCTCAATCAGTCTGCGCAGAATGCTCACGGCTCAGACCTGCCGAGAGCAGCACCGAGCAGTACGAGAAGCGAACCGCCGACTATCAATGCAACAGGAATCGAGAGCAAACCGATGCCGATTACCAGCGAAGTGATGCCGACCAATTCTACAAGTGTGCTAAAGACGCTGCGATTCATTCCCATAGGTTCACGATACTAGGCGCAGGCGATGCGGTTTGCGTGCGTGTAGTAGCACGATCGAGTGCCATCACGAGAGCGATGCACGCATCTATCTTTCGTTTGCTCTTGCCCTTACTGAGTCGCCAGCC